TCAACCGGCGGGAACGACGATCTCGTTGCGGATGGGACGCTGGCCGTCCTTGGCCGGCATCAACACGACGATCACGCAGACCGGCTGGCCGTTGCGCACATCCGGTGTTGCCTTGGCAAGCTGGCCGCCGACCCGCGCCGCCTGCTGCTGCCCGATGGCGTGGCAGTCGGCCTGCACGCGCACGACCGGCGCCGGCGCGGCGGGCAGGTTCGGCACCGGCGTCGGAAACGCCATCGCCTGGCTGACTGCCGCCGTCGCGATCACCGCGGCGGCGACTGCTTTTCGCAAAAATGGGGCAACAAGTGTTTTCATGACGCCGTTCTAACGCAAATGGGCTGAACGTGAAATGAACAACACCCAGCCGGAGAGCACAAGCCCTGTCACCCGACTGCTCTTGCCGTCACCCGATCCGCGAGCGCGCACAGATGCGCCCGATAATGGCGGCAACGCCCGCTCCGGCGGCAATCGTCTGCAGGATCGCCTCAGCTAAAGCGTCCGTCTCGCCTTCCACCAGCGGAAAGCCCAGCGCGGCAGCGCCCAGCGACACCACCACCAGCAGCGACGCCCAGATCGTGCGCGACTGATACCATTGTTTCGTCATATCCATGATCGTCTCCTCTTGCCTTGTCTGATCGTCACGGCGCGCCGGCCTGCACCAGCCGCGCAAACAGCCCCGAACCGAAATCGTGTCCCGCCGGGCCGATGCGCCAGTGCAGCGCCAGCGACACCTCGTCGGGCGACAGGTCGATGCGCGGCACAGCCGAATTCAGCAGCACGAAATCCGCACCCACATTGGCCCCCGCCAGCGCCGCGCTGCCGGTCCCGGCCTGCCCGCGCAACAGCCCGGTCAGCTTCCACGTCGACGACGCGATCTCTTCGGCATCGGCGAACTGCACCACTTCCCACGCCCCGCTGGCCGTTCGCACCGCCGCACTGTTGGCCCCGTTGGCGAGCTGCATCATCGACACGCTTTCCAGCGCGCCGTTGAGCAGCTTCACCTCCATTTCAGCGTCTTCATCGAACGGCCCGCCCGCGCTCGGCTCCAGCGCCTGCGTCAGCCTCCCCAATGTCGCCGGTGCCTCCACCGCCATGCGCGCGACAAAGCCGGTATCTTCCGGCGAGGCATAGACGGCCTGCGTGCGCCAGGGCCGCGCATAGGCGGCGATGCGCAGATTGCCCCGCCCCGCCTGCGAGCCGGGCACTTCCGGCAAATTGAGCAGCACGACATGCGGTGCACCGGCAATCGGCGGTGGCGCCAGCGTCGGCATCTCGTTCACCGGCCCGTTCGAGGCCGCACGCCGTGCCACCCGCCGCGCCGACACCTGCCGTACCAACCCGATTTCCACATCCGTCACCAGATAGGTTTCGTCGCGTGTGCGTCCCGGCAGCGCGATCAGCGCCCCCGGCTCGATGTCGAGTGCCGACGCCGGTACGCCAAAGCCCAGCGTTTCACGCGCCACCCAGCGCCGCTGCACCCAGTCCGACACGAGCGCCGTCGCCAGCCCATGGTCGAGCGCGCCAGACAGGGTCAGGCTCGCGCTGCCAGCACCGGCAACGCCATGCGGCGTCGCCCGCGTCCGCGCCGTCTGATACTCGCGAAAATGATCGACGAAGCTCAGTTCCGCCTCGCGCGGCACGTCCTCTTCCGAAAGCCGCGTGCGCTCCAGCACCGGCGTACCCCTGTCGAGCACCAGATCGCTGACCGCCACCGGCGCGCCCCGCACCGCTGTTTCATCGCGAAACACCAATTGCCCACCGCGTTCGAACACGCCGATGCCGTGCAGATCGGTCAGCGCTTCCAACGCCGCGCGTGCTGTCGTCGGGGCGGCCACCAGAAACCCGCTCAACGCCCGCCCGACAAGCGACACATCCGCCTCTGGCAACCCATGATCTTCGAGGATCGCGGCAATCAGATCGCCCACCGCCACACCGCATACGCGCCCGTTCAGCCAATGTCCCAGCCGCCAGTTGACGTTGTCGCGCCAGACATCACTGCGCTGCGGAAAGGCCGGAAAAGGTCGCGCATCCCATGCCCACAGGCACAACCGCGACGCATCCACCATCCGCCCGCCATAAAGCGGCGACAGCGGGTTGTTGTCCGGATCGAACCAGGCGCTCGTCTCGTCCCAATAGTCGACATGCGCCAGCACCATGCGTTGCTGCGCAAGGTCAGATTGCTGCCCGGACGAATAATAGGGCGAGGCGTTCTCCGACGATTTGCCATCGGGAAACACGTTGGGCTGGTTCGCCCCCTTGTCCACCGCGGGGCAGCCAAGCTCGGTGAACCAGATCGGCTTGGAGCGCGGCACCCATGCGGTCGGACTGGCAACCTCTACCCCACCGATGCGATTGAAATGCCGGTTCTCCCACCAGCCGCGCAGATCCTTGTAGCGATAGGTCCAGGGCTTGCCATAAGCGCCATCGCTGATCGGCGAGCGCACCCGGTCGGCGCGGTCCTGCGCGCTGGCATAATACCAGTCGAACCCTTCCCCCGCCGCGATCTGGCCACGCATTCCGGCGCGGTCATAAGGCTCGCGGAACCCGTCCGGGCTCTGGCCGTCATGGTCGCTGTCACGCCAGTCCGAGATCGGCATGTAATTGTCGATCCCCACCGCATCGACCGCCGGATGCGCCCACAAGGCGTCCAGATGGAAAAACACATCACCCGAACCGTCAGGCGGCTGGTGGCCGAAATATTCGCTCCAGTCCGCGCCATAGGTGATCTTCGATCCCGCCCCGAGCACACCGCGCACCTCTCCCGCCAGCGCGCACAAGGTCTCGACAAACGGAAACGCATTTGCTCCGTCGCGCAGGGCTGTCAGCCCGCGCATTTCCGAGCCGAGCAGAAAACCATCGACTCCGCCTGCTGCCACCGCCAGATGCGCATAATGCAGCACCAGACGCCGATAGCCCCAGTCGTTCGCCGGACCGGAATAGCTGACCTCCTCGCCCGCAACGGAAAAATGCCCCACCTGCGCCGTGCCGCTGAACGCGTTCACCTCACTGCGAGCCGCGCCACTCTTGTCGTTCCCGGCCTCGCAAGTTATGCGCCCGCGCCACGGATAGGGCGGCTGCGACGCCCCGCCATAGGGGTTCGGCAGGCTGTTGTCCGGCGCAATATCCATCATCAGGAACGGATACAACATCACCCGCAGCCCGCGCCGTTTCAGTTCTGCAATGCACTCGATCACCGAGCGGTCCGAGGGCGTTCCGCCATAAGACGCTGAACCATCGACATAGGAGACATTGATCGCATCGGCGCGGTCCACGCCAGCGACGCTCCAAGGCTCCGAATAATCCGTCGCCTGATTGTCGATCACCGCCGGTCGCAACAGGCACTGTCCCGCGCGCAGATCATCGCCAAACCAGGTGACGATGACGGCCACTTCCTCAAGCTTCGGACACAGCGCCTGCAACTCGTCAAGCGAGGCGACCAGATCGGTCGGCCCGTGCAGCACATGGCGGTTGACCTGCACCGTCTCGCCCGGATTGGGCGTGCGCACCACCGCGCGCGGCAGCAGCCCATATTCGGTCGCCCCCGGCAGCAGCGCCACCGACCGGATCTGGCGGTGAAATTCCCCCACCGGACGCATCACCTCGAACTGCAATTGCGGGATGCGGTTGCCGTAGTCGCCGAGCGGAAACCGGTCGAGCACCGCATAGGCGATGCCGCGATAGGCCGGCGCATTGCCAGCCCCCTGCTTGGCCGCCACCAGCGGATCGACCGGCTGGTCCTCGCTGCCGCGATAGATGCGGATCGTCACCTGGTCGAGATCGACCTCGCGCCCATCGGCCCAGATCCGCCGCACCCCGGCAATCTCGCCCTCGCACAGCGCAAAGGCGGCATTGCAGAAATAGCTGTAGGTCGTCACCTTCGGCGTGATGCCCTTGCCGCCCTGCCGCTCGGTCCGGCTCGCCTCCTCGAAGCGCGTTGCCCAGATGACGTTGCCGCCGACCCGCATCGTGCCGTAGACGCGCGCCACCGGCGCCCCCTCCTCGGCCTGAAATGGCTGCATTCCCGACAGCCGGTTGCCCTCGATGTGGCGCGAGCCCTGCAACAGCGCCCGGTCCACCATGTACCCGGCCATCGACCCGGCCGCCGCGCCCAAAGCAGCGCCGACAGGTCCAAGAACGCCGCCAAGATACGACCCGGCAGCCTGCAGAAGAATGGTCGCCATGAACCTGCCTATCGTTGAAAATCGGGAAACGCGAAGACGCCGGCAATCCGCCGCCGCCATTGCGAAATCAGCGGCGAGATCGTCACCGCATGGCCTTCATAGGCATGGATGAACCGCCCGCTATCGCACAGGATTCCAAGATGCTTGGCCGGATGCTGCGCGCGCCACCGAAACAGCAAAATGTCGCCGGGCAGCGCGTCGTCGAGCGCCTTTTCGCGGCAGTTCCGCCGCGCCGCTTCCATCAGCCGGTCATGCCCGCCTGCCTCGGCCCAGTCGGCGCTATACGGCCCCGCCAGTTCCGGCTCGCAGCCATAAAGCGCGCGCCACACGCCCCGGATCAGCCCGAGACAGTCGCAGCCGACGCCCTTCATCGAGCCCTGATGGCGATAGGGCGTGCCGATCCACGCCACCGCCTCGTCCAGCGCCATCTGCGCCAAATCTGTCATGGCACCAGCGCTCCGCCGTCGAACACGCCGCCATCGGTGACATAGCCATAGGCGGCATCATTGCCCGGCAGATGCGGAAAGCCGCGAAAATTCTCTGCATTGCCGAATTTCGCCTTGCAGGTGGCAAACAGCCGGTCACACCCGGCAACGATGCTGAAATTGTCGCCAACCTCCGGCAGCCGCATTTCCGGTGGCAGCACCAGCAGCACGCCATGCGTCGCGATGCGATGGTCGAGCACCGGATAGACCCGCCCATTCAGCGCCCCGCCTGTCCAGGTCACATGCCCAAGCGCGAACCAGCGATTGGCAAATCCGTCGAGACCACTGACCCGCACCGCATTTGCGGCATCGCGCGCCAGCACAGTACCCGCCCCCTTGAAGCCCCCTGCGTCGAGATCGACCTTGCAGCGCCCATCGCCCAGTTCCGCATCGCAGACCCGGCGCAGGAAGCGGCCATTGGGTCGGTCGAGGCTTGCCATCACGCTTTCGAGTTCTGCAATGAACCGCCCATCGGCACGCACGATCTTGCCGATCACCGCCGTGCGGATCGTCTCCACCTGCGCCGGGTTCTGCCAGTTGACCAGCAGCGTCGTCACCCGCGCCCCATCGAACAGCCCCGCGGCAATATCGTCCTCCGCCAGTTGCGCAGAACTCAGCGCACCCTCGATATCGAGCTTGTCGATCCCCATGCCCAGCGACAGCCGTGCCTCGCTCTGCGCAAAGCCGCTCTGCGGCTCGTAGCTGAAACCGTCTACAACCAGCGCAACATCGTGGTCAGTGAACCCCATAGCCACCCCGTCGCGCCGCTCGACACGCCAGCATTGGCACACAGTGGTGCACCCACCCTGCAGATGGTCCCGCAACCCGTTCATGCCAAAATCTCCACGATTGGAATGGTCGGGATCTGCCCCGCCGTGAAGGCCGTCAGGCTCACCTCGATGCGCTCGGCATCGAACCGCGCCGCAAGGTCGAATTCGTAGCCGGCGCTGACCACCTGCCCCGCGCCGAGCGGTGTCGCCAGCGTCACCATCCCCGTCGCAAGATCGACCGAAAAATCGCTCGTCTCGACGCCATCGACCGCCACGCGCACCGTTTCGGCGACCGGCTTGCGAATCGGGCGGGCATAGGCGTCCGCACCGTCGCCATACCATTTCACCAGCTGAAACTGTGTCGCCGCGCCATCGCCGAGCCCGATCTGCTGGTCGCTTGCCGCCGGTTGCTGGTCCGGCCGGCACGATTTCATGTCGAACGGATCGCGAAACCGGAAGCCGTGAAAGGCCCCGCGCCGCGCCTCGAAAAACCCGAAGATCTCATAGAGATCGTTGAGCGAGCGCACCCCGGTTCCGGCATCGAAATGCCGCCGCGAATGCGCCAGCCGCAGATTGCGCTGCTCGCGCCCCGAGGTCAGCGCGACGATCTCCGTGCGCCGTTCCGGCCCGCCCGTCGCGCCGAACGACACCGCCACCGGAAAGCGCACATCATGAAAGCTGTCCATCCCGCCGCCTCACAGAGTTCTTGAGCCGCACGACACCGCGCGCGCCAGCATGCCGGTGATCTGCGCTTCCGATTTGCGAAACGAGGCGGCGTCCTGCGTGCTCACATTGAACACGACATTGACCCCGCGCCCGCCGCCGCCCGCCGCCACGCCCAGCTGCCCGTCCGGCCCGCGCTGCAGCGGCAGGATCGCTTCCGCCCCCGCCTCGCCCATCAGTCCGGTGCGGCCCCCGCCCATCGGAAAATAGGTCGGCGCGGCGACCACCCCGCCGCTGGCGAAAGGCGTCACGCCGCCGCCGACGACGCCACCATTGGCAAATGGCAAAATGCTGCCCATCCGGCCGCTGACGAGACTGGTCAGCGGCTTCATCCCCTGGTTCAGCGCCATGCCGGCAAGGTTCATCCCCACCCGCCGCAACACGTCCTCCAGCGACTTGCCACCGACCACCGCGTCCTTCATCGCGCCACTCAGCTGGGTGCCGAACGACGCCGACAACCGGCCAAGATCGGCCATCGCATCGGTGAAAGGCCGCGTGTCCGCCTCGATGCGCACCTGCACGCGCGCGTTGTCATCCGCCATGAATTTGGCCCTTGTTCACATCGGGAAAGAGTTTCATCAGCGTCTCGACGGCGCTGCGCTCCGGCGCTTCTACAATCCCGCCTGAGTGGGCACGCACTAGATGCGAAAGCTCCAGCGGCGTCATCGCCCAAAAATCGCGCGACGATAGCCGCAACAGGCCCAGCCCGAGGGCGATCACATCGTCCCACGGAAACCGGCGCGCTTCGCCTGTCGCGGCGTTCAGGGGTCCGCTGGTACGCGCTCCGCCGTGCCGAACGTGATAGCCAGCAACGCGCCCACCATTTGCGCGCAGCCCGCCACCCCGCCGTCAAACTGCATCGCCGCCACCTCGTCGTCGCTGACGCTGGCGCCCCCGCCGCGCAACCCCGCGCCGATAACCCGGATCAGATCGCGCGCGGCGAGTTCTCCGGTCGCAAAACGCTGCGCCAGCGCCGCCAGATTGTCGACCGCGAACGCCGTCTCCAGTTCCGCCAGCGCCCCCAGTGTCAGGCACAGCACCTGCGCCCGCCCGTCGATGACAGCCTCGATTTCCCCGCGCCGCGCATTCGCCATCACGCCGCTCCGAAGGTCAGCGCGCCAGCCGATTCCAGCGCCATGTCGAAGGTGATTTCGCCATCATGATTGCCGGTATATTCCAGCGCCGTCACCTGAAACGGTCCTTCGACGATGCCGAAATCCGGCACCACGATCTGCCAGGCAACGATGACGCTGCCGAAGAAATTCGCCCGGATCAGCGCATCCGACTGCGCATCCTTGAAGATCCCCGCCCCGCTCAACGACGCGCGCTGCACCCCTGCGCCACCCAGCAGTTCACGCCAGCGCCCGACGGATTCGGAATCCGTGATGTTCACCGTCTCGCTGTTGAACGAAAGCCGCTTGGTGCGCAGCCCCGCCACGGTGACGAACACCCCCGCCCCCGTGCTGTCGATCTTCAACAGCAGATCCTTGCCCTTCTGTGCTCCCACAGCGAGCCTCCCATCTTTGGGGCAGTGGGCAGCAGGCAAACCCCGCTGCCGACTGCCTATTGCCTACTGCCCATTTTCCGTAATCGCCCGAAACCGCACCACGCCGTGATAGACCGCGTGGTCGTCGTTGAACCGCACCTCTGCCGCCTCGGCGCGCAAGTTCACGAGCCGATGGCTTGCCAGCACAAGGCTTGCGTCGTGCAATGCAGCGCGGGCCAGTTCCATGATCTCCAGCGCCTGCTTCTTGCCGTCCGCCTTCGACCAGACATGCAGCGAGAACAGATGCTCGCTGCCGTCTTCCGTGGTCGTGCTCCAGTCCTCGACCGCGCTTCGCCCGAAAGTGATGTAGGGAAACGCAACGCTCGCCGGCGCATGGTCGTGGATGCGGTCCGGCCCGAGCATCGCCACCAGGGCCGCATCGCCGGACAGCGCGACAAACACCGCCTGTTGCAGTTCAAGTGCCGGTGAGGTCATCGCGTGCCTCCTTCACTCGCCCGGTTGCTGCCGCATCAACGCGGCGCTCCCCGGCCTCCACTTCTTCGGCGAGCTGGTGCGCCTTGCCGCGCAGCGCCCGCACCAGATCGTCGAGCGTCAACCGCATCGTCACCTTCATGGCAGCGCCTCGCGCACGCGGCAGACGAGATAGCGTCCGCTTTCATCCGGATCGTGCACCGTCACGATGTCGTACACCCGGCCTCCGCGCCGCAGCCGCATCCCCGCTTCGACACCGCCACGCATCCGCAGCGTCACCCGATGCGTCACGCTCTCCAGCGTCTGATCGGCGCCGAAACGCGATTGCGCCGACACCGGCTCTACCCGCGCCAGAAAAGTCGCCGCCTCGGCCCATGTCTTTTGATGCCCGCCCGCGCCGTCGCCGGTGAGCGTTGCCGTTTCCAGCACCAGCTCATGACGAAACGCGCCCGGATCGATGAATTCGCCGCGCATCTACAGCCTCCGCAGCCGCCACGGCGCGATCAGCCGCTCATACCCACTTGGGAACGACACCGGCTGCTGGCTCGCGCCAAAGCTGGCGCGAAACTCGAACCAGTGCGCCACCAGAACATGGATCGCGCGTTTCAGAAGGTCCGGCACATCGGTCGCCGCCTCGCCGAAACCGGCGGTAAAGTCGATCTCGATGCCATTCTGCGCATCGTGCAGCGGGCCGGCAAACACCAGCCGCGCCGGTCGCGCCTGCGGCTCCAGCCGATAGCGCGACGGGTCGACCAGCGATCCCGCGCCATCGGCATCATACACGGTCACGGACGTCACCTCGCGCACCGGATGCCGCCGTAGCAACACGACGCCCGAAGTCGGCAGTTCGTCGAGCGCCAGCCGCCAGCCCTGTTCGACCAGCGCCAGTCCGCAGGCCGCCTCGACCTCTTCGCGCGCGGCGCGGATCAGCCCGTTGAGCAGACCGTCCTCGGCGTCATGGTCGAGACGCAGATTCTGCTTGGCTTCGGTGAGCAGCACCGGCTCCGCCTCCGGCGGCACGGTTCGGAAAAGCGTCATGCTGACCTCAACATTCGGATGTTTCAACGAAAACGGCCCCGGACAAGACATCCGGGGCCGTCAAACCATGCAGTGCAGCCTGGGCTCAGCTTGCCGAAAACTTCATCAGCTTGATTGCGTCGAAATCCTGCATGCCGCCGCCAACGCGCTTGGTGGTGTAGAACAGCACGTAAGGCTTCGCCGAATACGGATCGCGCAACACGCGCACCCCCGCACGGTCGACCACCAGATAGCCGCGCCGGAAATCACCGAAGGCGATGGACGCGGAGTCCGCCGCCACATCCGGCATGTCCTCCGCCTCGACCAGCGGGAAGCCCATCAGCATCGCGCGTCCGCCTGCGGTCGCCGGCGGCTGCCACAGATAATTGCCGTCGACGTCCTTCATCTTGCGGATCGCGGCTTGCGTCTTGCGGTTCATCACCCAATGCGCGTTCTGGCGATATCCCGCCTTCAGCGCATAGACGAGGTCGATCAGCTTGTCGGACGGGTTGCTGGCGGCGAACTCGCCCGCCGCGCCGCTGGCGACATAGCCGATCTTGCTCCAGGCCCAGCCGGTTTCCGCAACCTGGTCATAGTCGAGGAACCCGCGCGGCTTGTTGCTGCCGTCGCCGGTGACAAACGCCTTGCCTTCCTGCTCGGCAAAGGCCGCCTCGACCTCGCTGGCGATCCACTGGTCGAGATCGACCACCGCATCGTCGAGCAAGGCAGGCGTCGCCGCCGGCATGGCGTAAAGCTCCGCCGTCGGGAACTGCAGCGCATCGAGCACCGGCGAGGCCGTTTTCGGCCGCACCGCCGTCTCGCCGACCCAGCCGACCACCGGCCCGGTCGTCATGAACGACTTTTTGTAGAGCGCGCTCGACACCTGCCGTACGCTGGCAATCGAGCGGATCGGCGACAGGGCTGCCAGACGACGCCCGATCTCGATTTCCACCTCGTCCGGCACGACATAGCCGCCATCGGGACCGGAGCCGCCCGACATGTCCTTGGCTTCCAGCCCGCGCAGCGCGCGTTCCTCGCCGGTGCGCATATAGGTCTCGAATGCCTGCTTGCGCTCCAGCGCCGCCGCCGACATTTCGCGTCCATCGCCGAGCGCCGGGCGTGCGCGCTTCAGCGCCATTTCATCGAGCTGGCGCTTCTGGCGGTCGAGCGCGTCATTGATGCGGTCGACCTTGTCGCTGGTCACGACATCGGCGCTCTTGCGGGTTTCGATCTCGCGCAGACGGCGGTCATTGTCGTCGCGAAACTGCGTGAAAGTGGTCATGAAGTCGTCGAAGGCGTCCGACAGCGTGGCATAGCCACCCGCATCGGCCTTCATTTCCGGCGCAACCATCTTGCTGGTCATCTGGCTCAATCCCTTGTTTCGATCAGTCGAGCGGCCCGGCGGATACGTTCCGCGAGCCCGTCCTGTGTGTCCCGCGCGGCGTCCCGCTTGCGCATCAGGCTGGCATAGCCGCGCGCAATCACCGTGCGCGCCTCTGCCCGTGTCAGCTTCGCGTCCCGCGTCAGCCAATTTTCGAATTCCCGCACCGTCGGCAGGTCCGCCGCCGCGCCCTTGACGGCGTTAATGCGCGCCCCCGGCAGCATCGGAAAGGTGACGACGGAAATCTCCCACAGATCGGCTTCGAGGATACGGCGCAGGCCCGAGCCCGTGTCCTTGCGCGCCTTCACCGTGCGAAAGCCGATCGACAGCCCGTCGAGTGCGCCGCTGCGCATCAGTTCGCGCACCTCGCGGGCGCGGCCCACTCCCGGCGTCAATTGTCCGCGCACGAACAGGCCGCGCGCATCCTCGCGCAGTTCCAGCCAGGTGCCGAGCGGCTCCGCCGGATCATGCTGGTAGAGCATGCGCACGCCGCCCGCCCCGCGCTGGCGCAGCGAGCGCGCAAACGCCCCCGGCTCCACCACATCCTGCGCCAGATCCGGCTTGCCGAACAGGCTGGCATAGCCGGAGAACGTGCCGTCCTGCGCCACCGCGTCGATGGCGACATCGACGAATTTGCGTTCACGAGCGCCCATGGCCGCTCCTCTTCTGCCCGGAAACCTTGAAGGCGCGCAGGATCAGGCCGAGCGCCCACCAGGCGCACAGGCTCGCCGCTGCCGACCCCATCAGCACCAGCTCGAACGGCCCGAGACTGTCGGCAATGCCGAGTTCGACCGCGATTTTCAGGCCCACCGTGCCGCCGAACACCAGCCCGGCCGCCACGCCGACACCAAAGCGAATACCCGCCTCGCGCCGTTCAGCCGGCAACACATAACCAAGTGAGATTGCCGAGCCGGCGACGGCGCCTGCCGCCTTGGCCAGCCACAGCCAGAATGGATCAACCATCAGGATTGCTTCCCGCGCCGCAGGGCGCTCAGTTGCGAGGACCATAGCCGACTGCCTCCCTCTTCTCGTCGTCGGAAAGGAATTCGGCTGCCCCCAGCCGCGCCCACAGCGCCTCGCGTTCGGCGGCAAGGCCGTCGATCTGGTCGGCGTCGCAGGCTAGCCTCAGCCGGTCGCCGTAACGCGGTCCCAGCCAGGCGGAAAATTCGGAAGCGGTGCGCATCACCAGCGGCAGCACCGTCATGCGGTAGAAGGCGCGGTTGGCCTCCTGATAATTGGCGTAGGTATTGTCGCCCGGAATGCCGAGGATCATCGGCGGCACGCCGAAGGCGAGCGCAATGTCGCGGCTTGCGCCATTGCGCGCCTCGACGAAGTCCATGTCCTTCGGCGTCAGGCCCATCGCCTTCCAGTCGAGCCCACCTTCCAGCAGCATCGGCCGCCCGGCGCGGCTTGCGCCCGAATAGCCTTCCTCAAGCTCAGCTTTGAGCCGGTCATACTGGTCTTCGGTCAAATTGCCGCCATCCTTGGGGGCATAGACCAGCGCGCCGGAGGGCCGGGCCGAATTATCGAGCAGCGCCTTGTTCCAGCGGCTCGCCGAATTGTGCGTATCGAGCGCCATCAGCGCGGCACGCAACGGCGCAAAGCCATAATGGTCGTCGAGCGGGTGGAACAGCCGCAACTGCATTGCGCTTTCGTGTCCGCCAAGATTCACACGGCGCTTCGCGTTGCCCTGGCGATAATCCAGCCCGACCGGCCATCCCGCCGCGTCTGTCACCATAGTCACCCGGTCGGGCCGCAGCAGATGCAGTTCGCGCGCCTCTCCGGCCTCGACGACTTCGACATAGGCGTTGCCCGCCATCAGCAGGTGCCCGTACAGCGTTTCCAGAAATGCGATGCCGCCCTGCCGTCCATTGGGCTGGCCGAGCAGCGCCAGCATCGGATGCGCGCTCAGTTCGGACGTGTCTTCATAAAGCAGCCACGGCACCGCCGCCGCCGCTTCGGCGATCATCCGCACCGCCCGATGCACCACCGGATTGCGCATGAAGCCTTCCCGCGCCAGCGCGCCATAATCACTGCGCGTCCATGTCGGCTCGCCCTGCGCGTGCAGGGAAACGAAACCGCCGCCCGACTTGCGTTCCACGCCCGCATCCCGCTCTATCGCTTGGGAAGCTTTCGCCCATGGCCAGTTCCAACCCATTATCTGTTCCCATCTAGCTCAGGTTGCGGATACGCGGCCGGTTCGCGCGGCCAAGCAGCAATTCCGTAATCGCCCACACCAGCGCATCGACGCGGTCGGGCGAGCGGCCATTCGACAACCCGTCGGGGCCGAAATCGCACATCTCGTCTTCCAGTTCGGCAAAGCGCGCGCCATGCAGCACTCGCCCCTGCGCATAAAGCGCCGCCACCGGCTCGGCGCGCAGCCACTTGCCCCGGCTGGCGCGCACCTCGCGCACCGGCACTGCTGCATCCACCGTGCGCAAAACGGCGCTCACCATCTCGCCGCCCTGGTTCACCTCGGCAACGATGCAGTCGGCCTCGTAATCGCGATAAAGCGCCACCGCGCGCGCCGCCCAGTCGCTTGGCTTTGCACGTTCCAGCGTTGCGTCCTGCAGCACCACCGCGCGCTCATCTGCGTCCAGTCCGGCAACGATCAACCCGCAGGCATCCGAAGTCCTGCGCGACGTTGCCGGCGGGTCGACCGCCACCACGATCCGGCGCAGTTCGCCGTATTCGCCGGCCACGCTCTCCAGCTGCGCGCGCGTCCACAGCGCATCGGCGCGGTCCTCGATCAGTTCGCCATCCAGCTCCTGCCGCCCCAGCCGCGTCCCGCCATAGCGCCGGCGCATCATCTCCATGAAACCGGTTGCGAGGTTTTCCGCGTTCTCCACCGTCGGCATTCGCGTCAGCGTGATGTGCGGATCGCGCATCAACCGCTTCATCAGCCCGGTCGGCTTTGGTGTCGTGGTGATGATCTGCTTCGGGCGCGGTCCCAGCCGCAAACCGAATTGCAGCATGTCGAAAACCTCCTCGGCATGCTTCCACTTCGCCACCTCGTCGCACCAGGCGGCGGAAAATTGCGGTCCGCGCAGACTGTCGGGGTCTTCCGACGAAAACACCTGCGCAACGGCTCCTGTCGTCCACAGCAGCCGGCGCCGCGTCGCCTCATAGCGCGGCGGATCGCTCGGATTGATCGCGACAAGGCCGGACGGGCCGTCGATCATCACCTCGCGCACGTCACCAAGCGTCTCGCCGACCAGCGCGATCTGCATGTAGCGCTGGTCGCGCTCGGTAAAGGGCGGCAGCCCGCGCGCCAT